CAGCTTACCGGGCACGTCGCTGCGGCGCAGGCGTGGGTCGAGCGCGTCACCGCGAGGAAGCTGGTTTCGCAGACCTGGAAAGTGTTCCTCGATAGCTTCCCCTGCGGCGATCGAATCGAGCTCCCGTTCGGCCAACTGTCCAGTGTCACCCACGTCAAGTACACCGACACGGCGGGGACGACGAGCACGTTTTCATCCGATTATTGGGAGGTCTCATCCTCCCGCGAGCCTGGTATTTTGGCCCTGTCCTACGGCTGCTCCTGGCCGTCAACCACGCTGCGCGTCCTCGATCCCGTCGAAGTGCAATTCGTCTGTGGATGGACCACGGCAGCGGACGTACCAGCCGATATCCGGGCCGCGATTCTATTGCTGGCGACCCACTTCTACGAGAACCGCAGCGCCGTCGAAATCGGCGATGCGGCCGTCGTCACATCGAAGCGCGTAGAGATGGGTGTCGATGCCTTGCTGGCCAACTGGATCCTCCGATGAGAGCCGGCCAGCGGAACACGCTGATCGAGATTTACGCCACCGCCGAAACCGTCGGCGCTAGTGGCGACGTGCAAGCCGGATGGGCAACGACCCCGCAGTTCACGGTGTGGGCCAATAAGCGCACGCTGACCGCGGGCGAGGAAACCGTTGCCGCCGCCAGGCAGTCGTCAGAGGATGTCGTGTTCGATGTCCACTACCTAGACGGCATCACCACGCAGCACCGCATCAAGACGGGCGGCGTGTACTACGACATCACCAGCACTCGCGCCGATTGGCGCGGGAAATCGCTGCTGATCTACGCGTCTAGCGGGAAGAGGTATGGGGCATGACCCTAATTGAATCCATCGGCGCATACCTCCGCACCGAAGCAACCACGGTTATCGCCGCCGTTTCCACGCGCACGTATTGGCCGATGGGTAAGTCTGAGTCGGTTCTGCCCTACATCAGCATCCGCCTCGCATCCTCCAGGCGTATCGCAGTTGGGCTTTCCGGAGCATTCCAGCCGCGCGAGAGCCAGATCGAAGTTGTCTGCTACGCCCGAACGCAGGCCTCCGCATGGGTGCTTGCCGAGGCAGTCAAAACCGACCTGGACAACCACATTGGAATCACGCCATCGGACGGGACCGTGAAGATCAAGCACTGTTACTGCTCGGATGAGTCCGACCTGATCAGCGAGTCCGCCTTTGAGGCTGGCGTGTTTGCGGTGGCGCTGACGTTCGACATCAAGACCTAGACTTTGCCGCGAGTCGTGAGACACCCGGCTAGGGGCCGCACAGCGCTCACCTGCGCGGCCTAACAAATCCAACCCAAACTACCGTCGCGACGACGGAAGGAGAACCAACCATGGCTACTTTCGCAGCCGTTGCCGGATCGCTTTTTAAGTACCCCGTTTCCGGTACCCCGACGACCATTCCTGGCGTCGGCGGTATCAGTTTTTCTGGCGGTGACAAGACCGACATCAATGTCACGTCGATCTCGGACGAAACCGAAGTCTTCATCCCTGGCCGGCGCGCCGCCAAGGAAATGAGCTTCCCGATGTTCTGGGACCCGACCGACTCCGGCCAGCAGGCGATGCTCACCGACTACGAGAGCGGCAGCTATACCGCGCGTTCTATGTCGATCGTCATGGCCGACACCGGCGCCGACACGCTCACCTTCGATGGCTACATCAAGAATATGCTCCCCGGACTCGACGTGGACGGAGCGCACATGTACACCGTGACCATCAAGCTCACGACCGAAATTACCGAAACTCCATAACACGGACGGCCTTGGCCCGCGAGCCGCTAATCGCGGGCCTCCCTATTTATGACTGACCCCATTACACCCGCCGTCCCGGTCTACTGGCGCGGCAAGACGTACCCGTTGCAGCTTACCCTTGGCGCTCTTGCTGGTGCCTCTGGGCGTCTCAAGATTCCGATTCTGGAAGGCGGGGAGAACTCGCTTGACGCTATGCCGGAGTTGGCGCAGCGCGCGGTTATTCTCTACGCCACCCTGCACCGCAAGTTCCCCAGCATCACGCTGGCCGACTGCGAGGATGCGCTGTTTGAGCCGGCGCGGTTTAAGCACTACGAGGAAGCCTGCGCGGCGCTCATGCAGGGAGTGATCCCGCATATCGAGGCCATCCGCAAGGAGCAGGAAAAGCACCGCCCTCCGACAGCCGCCGAAGAAGTCACGGAGAGTTCTGGCGGCGACTCTGGGCAACCGGCGTAGTCCACCTAGGGCTCACGCCTGATGAGTTCTGGGAACTCACGCCAGGTCAGTATTCTGACCTCGTGACGGTCTTCAACGAGTCGCGCGGAGGGGTGGAAGATGGCGACGAGCCAAAACGGAAGAAGCGCCGTAATTAAGTGCCAGGTGCAAAACCTGCGCGAGATGAAAAAGCGCTTTTCCGATATCGCCAAGACTGTAGACCGCGAGACTGGAACGCCGTTTAAGAGCATCGCAACCGGCATCACCAAGGCTTACGCGCTGGCCGCGCGAGTAGTCAGAGATAAAGCCCGCTCTAACGCCAGTTCCGGCACAGTGCCTAGGCGGCTGTACAGCGGATCGAAACCGGCCATCTTCGCATTCACTGATTTTGATTCCAGCGCAAACAAGAAGCGCTCTAGATCGTCGCTTGTTGGCGTGCGAACGGGCGCACCGCCTCGCAAAGACCTACGGCTTTACGTCGAGTGGGGCAAGCGCGGCGGGAAGCAACTGGGTATGTCGCTAGCCCGTATCTTTGAATCCGGCACGCGCAAAGGCATCAAAGCGCGCCGGTTCTTCCGCAGCGCTGTATTCGCCACACGCTCCCGCGTGCTGTCCATCCTGACCGACGCCTACACCGAAGCCATCCGTAAATTTAACCAATGAGCAGCCTTGTATTTCGCATCACCGGCGACCCATCGGCCTTCAAAGCGGCCATGGGAGAGGTGTCTGGATCGCTGGACGGCGTTGGCCGGAAGTCGGATGAACTATCCGGCAAGCTGGGCTCTCTCGGTACGAAACTAAGCCTTGGCCTGACCGCTCCTGTTCTCGCTCTCGGCGCGTCGGTAATCAAGACCGCTACCGACATGGACTCGCTGAAGCGGGGCCTTACTGCAGTGGCCGGTTCGTCCGAGGAAGCGGAGCGGCAACTAAAGCGCCTGCAGGAAGTCGCCAAGCTCCCCGGACTGGGCTTCCGCGATGCCGTCGAAGGCTCCATCCGCTTACAGGCGGCTGGCTTCAACGCCGCGCTGGCCGAGCGATCGCTGAAGGCGTTCGGTAACGCGCTGGCTACTGTCGGCAAAGGGAAAGCGGAGCTCGACGGCGTGACGCTGGCGTTGTCTCAGATCGCCTCAAAGGGCAAGATCAGCGCCGAGGAAATCAACCAACTTGCCGAGCGCGTCCCGCAGATCCGCGTAGCCATTAAAGAAGCGTTTGGGACTGCCGATACCGAGGTCCTACAGAAGGCCGGTATCAAGGCGGAAGAGTTCGTTACGCGCGTCGTCGCGCAGTTGGAGAAGCTGAAGCAGGTCAGCGGCGGGCCTAAGAACGCGTTCGAGAATTTGAGCGACGCGGTGGAGAAGTCAGCCTCGCGCATCGGAGAGAAGTTTTTCCCGATTATCGAAGCAACGCTTCCGAAATTGGAATCACTGGCCACCGGCGCCGCCGACGCGGTAGACGCGTTTCTGCTGCTGCCGGAGCCGATCAAAAACACGGCTATTGCGCTCGGCGCGCTAACCCTGGCAGCCGGCCCTGTCTCGTCTGCCGTCAGCGGCGTGATTTCCGCTATCGGTGGCATCAAGGCCGCGGCAGGAGTGGCTGGAGTCGCCATTGCGTCTCTGTTCGGAGCCGCTGTCATCGCGTCTATCGCTCAGACCATGACAGCTATCGATCAGTTGAACGATCGGTACAAGGCGCTGGCCGAGTTCCGCGAGCGTCAGAAGACCGGCAAAGAAGACCTGATCCAGTATAAAGACGAGGTTGTCAAAACCTCGGACGCCGCGAAGCGCCTGGGCATCGACACGAAGGCCATCGCCGCGGAGTTGAATCTGTTCGGCGGTGCTGCAAAGAAGGCGGCAAGCGATACCCGCGACGTGACCAAGGAACTGGCCAACGCCTCTAAAGCTCTGAATCAGATCAAGGTCGATTCCGTGGCCGGTACTGACGCCATGGGGAATCTTTCAAAATCGTCTTTGCTCTACGTTGAATTGCAAGAGCGCGTTAAGTCATCCGTGAGCAAGGTCAAGGATGTGATGTATGAGTACATCACTGCTGGATCTATCTATGGCCACCAGATCGAGACACATCGAGCGCCGTTGACCGAGCTTGCCATCGCTGCCGATGACTACCGCCTGGCGTTGGCAAAGACCCGCTTTGAACTCGAAGCGCTTGGCAAGATGCCGCCGCTGCAAATGGCTACGCCGACGCAGCCGACGCGGCGGGGTACGGTATTTGAAACTGACGACATCATCCGTCGCTCGGGCGGCACCTCCGCGCGTGAAGCGCAGATGCGCATTAGCCAGCTTGAGTCAGATCTACAGAGGATCAAGCAACTCAACCAAGAAGGCAAGGCTACCGGCAACGACGTTATCGCCGTGCAGAAGGCGCTGGAAGAAGAGTACCGCAAGAACGGCCAAGCCGCGACTATCAGCGGCAAGGCTCAAAAGGAAGCCGTTCGCCAAGTCTCCCTAGTCCTCACCGACCTCTCGCGCGGCATCACCGACGTGATTTTCAAGGGCGGAAAATTCGGCGACATGATGAAGGGCGTCGCCACCGAGGCCGCGAAGTCGATCACGCGAATCCTGATCGAAGGCGCGCTAATGAAGCTCGGGAAAACCCTGCTTGGCATCGGGGCCACATCCAGCAACGTATTCGGCGGCATCGCCAACGCTCTAGGTGGTCTGTTCGGATCCGGCGCTAAGGCTGGCGGTATGGTCTTCAGCGCGGCGGGAAGTGGCGCAAGCGCTGCGGGCGGGCTCTCCGGTATGCTCGGCGGCGCTGGTAGCGCGGCAGGTGGCGCGTCCGGAGCAGCCGGATCTATCGCCGGCATGGGAGTCTCCGGAATCGCTGGCATCGTCAGCGGGGCCGCATCCGCTATCTCCGGCATCATTGGCAATTTCCAGATGAAGGGAATGAATAAGTCCCTCGACCTGATCGAGAAAGCCACGCGCTACACCGAAGCCTACGCGCTATCGATCCTCGAAAAGACCAACGTATTCCTTCCCAAGCTCGCCGACATTCACGACCGCCTCATCGAGTTCCGCCAAGTCGGTATCAAACTCGAAGCGGGCGGCTCACTCGCCATGGCGGGCGGAGGCACGGTCTACTCGTTCGACTTCAGCGGGGCCACCTTCGGCGCCGGAACGTCTGCCGCGTCCGTCGAGACCATGTTCCGCTCGGCGCTCGATAAGACCGTCTCAGAGTACAAGCGCAAAGGTCTGATTAAGTGAGCATTCTGATCACTATCAACGGTGAAGTGGTCAACGATCACGTCTCCGCCGCCGACATCAGCATCGACAAGTCGCGCGGCGAGACGTGGACGTGTTCGCTCGAAACCGTGTCGCTCGATGGAGAAATCCAGACCATCACCGGCGACGGCGCAACGCAACAGTTCACCCTTGACCGCATTCCGTCGAACATCCCCAGCATCACGATCTTATCGGTCGTCCAGGACGTCGGGATCTACGGCGTCGACACAGGCAAAGACTGGTACTGGGAAGCCGGAACGCGCAATATATACCAGGATCCGCTCGGCACTCCCGTTGCTGACCTGACGGACTTCTACGTCGACCTCGGAACATGGTACCCGTCTGTTGGGCAGCCTATTCTCATTGACGTCTCGCACCTCGTTCCATATCAGGTGACGGGCGACGGCGTGGAGACGGAATGGACGCTGCCGCAGACGGCCACGCAGTTGATTTCCGTGACGGCCAACTCGATCCTACCGCAGACGTTCGGGATCTACGGCGTCGACACGGGGAAGCAGTATTACCTCGACCTCGCCACCAACAAAGTCATCCGTGATGCGGGCGACGGGCCGCTTCCGAACGGCGACACGCTCGATATCGCCTACGACTACTGGGTCCGCCTGTTCGGCGGCGTCATTCGCGCCGTGGACCGCGGCAAGCCTGACTCCGCCGAGTCCCCCGTGCTGAAGTGCCTGACCTCGGCAACTGATTACAACCACATTCTGGAACGCCGCCTCACCGGAGCGCGCGAGTGGACCGGTGCCGATGACACCGCTATCATCGAGGATCTCATCACCGACGCGCTGACCGACGAGGGCATCACCTACACGCCATCCGATCCGGTGAATATCGACTCGTTCCGCGTGGCTTACGATACCGTGGCGGGCGCGCTGACGGAACTCTCGA